TATTTTCAGGAAAAGAAATGGGCGGTCCAGTGTCACCTAACACAACATACACTGTTGGTGAAGCCGGTCCGGAACTACTGCGAATGGGAAGTCAAGGCGGAACCATAATTCCTAATAATCAGTTGCCTACGTTATCAGACACATTAGGTAGTATTTTAGGTGGTGTAGGTGGTGCAGGAGCTAACAACATGTTACCAGATACAGCTAGTATCTTAGGTGGTGCAGGAGCTAACAACATGTTACCAAATATAGGTAGTATCTTAGGTGGTAGTATCTTCAGCGGTGATTTTGCTGAGACTATAGTAAAAGAAATAGCCGGTTCTTCTAGTGAAATGCTAGGCAACATTGGAAACAAATTAACAAGTGGAATACAAAACGTAGCAGGTCCCGCAATGGGTGCAGTTGGCGGCGGTATAGATCCAGCGGCTGCATTTTTCAATTCACTTCCTGGAGATGCATCTGAATATATGGATCCAGTAAAGGTCGCAGGTGATGACAACATGCAGAATTCTCTTGGTGAAGCACAGATTGCAAGACTTGACATGCTGATTGCAGAAACCGAAAGAGCAAATTATATCAATACAAAACTTCTGCAAGCTGCCAGATCATAAGGTTGACTTAAATTGATTTTGTGTTATGCTGTATAGTAGGGTCATAAATACTCTATAACAAAGAGCACATTGGAATTCGCATGTCTTGGAAAAAATACTTTAAAGCAGTTAGTAACACTGGTGGACAACTCAGTCCAATAAGTGGTCAAAACAGTCGAGGTCCAAACTATGGATCAGGTTCAAGTGGTGAATTTGGTTTTAAAAACTATCAAAGCCATTTGCCAGAAGTATATACTGGTCATCCTAACAGAATTGAACGCTATAATCAGTATGAGAACATGGATACTGACAGTGAAGTAAATGCATGTTTAGATATACTTGCTGAATTTTCAACACAGGAAAACGCAAGCAACAACACACCATTTGAAGTACAGTACACAGATACTCCTACAAACAACGAAATTGAAATAATTCGGACACAGTTACAACAGTGGACAAAACTCAACAAGTTGGACCAACGTATTTTTAAAATGTTCCGTAATGTGTTAAAGTATGGAGACCAAGTATTTGTTAGAGACCCAGAAACATTTGAAATGTACTGGGTAGACATGGCCAAGGTTGTGCGTGTGATTGTAAATGAAAACGAAGGCAAACGTCCAGAACAATACGTAATAAGAGACATCAATCCAAATTTTGAAAATCTAAGCATCACTGCTAAAAACACAACTGACTATGGTGCAGGCAATGCTGGTCAAATAAATGGTACCGGCGGTGGCGGTGCAATGGGTGGCGGTGCGAACTATAACATTCCAAATCAGCCTAGCACAGGTAGCAGATTTGAACATACCATAAACGAAACTGTGATTGATGCAAAGAATGTGGTACACCTAGGACTAAGTGAAGGCTTAGACTTTTATTGGCCGTTTAGTCAAAGTGTGCTTGAAATGATATTCAAAGTGTTCAAGCAAAAAGAACTGCTGGAAGATGCTATATTAATATACAGAGTACAACGTGCTCCAGAAAGACGAGTTTTCTACATTGATGTAGGTAACATGCCATCACATCTTGCAATGCAATTTGTTGAGCGTGTAAAAAACGAAGTACATCAAAGACGTATTCCATCTGCACAAGGTGGACAAGGTGCTACTACAATGGATACCATGTACAATCCATTGTCAATCAACGAAGACTACTTCTTTCCGCAAACTGCAGAAGGTAGAGGCTCAAAAGTAGAAACATTACCAGGTGGTGAAAATTTAGGACAGATTGACGACCTAAAGTATTTTAACAACAAGATGTGCAGAGGACTGCGTGTACCAAGTTCATACTTGCCTACTGGTCCAGATGATTCAGATCGCCCAATGAATGATGGGCGTGTTGGTACTGCACTTATACAAGAATTTAGATTCAATCAGTATTGTGAAAGATTACAAAGACAAGTTATCCTTAAACTTGATGATGAATTTAAAATGTTTATGCGTTGGAGAGGTTTCAACATAGACAGTGGCTTGTTTAACATAAAATTTAATCCACCACAAAACTTTGCAAGTTATAGACAAGCAGAATTAGACACCACAAGAATACAAGCATTTAGTTCATTAGAACAGTTGCCTTACATGAGTAAACGTTTTCTCATGAAACGTTATCTTGGTTTAACTGACGATGAACTACAAGAAAACACAGAGTCATGGGAAGAAGAAACCGGTCAACCAATCGAAACTGAACCAACTGGCAGTGATCTACGTACAGTTGGCGTAAGCCCTGGAGACTTTGAAGGTGATGTTGCTATGGGAGATGCAGTAGCTGGCGAAGAAGCAGCCGCAGAAGCACCAGAACTTGGTGGCGAAGAAGTTGATGTAAGTGTAGAAGCTCCTGCAGAAGCACCACCGGCATAAAAAATGTTCTTGAATTTATCTGTTGAATTTAGCGAAACAAATCCTGAGATCTTTATAGATATTTTATATAACAACAATCTTGTTATGACAGATACATTTAGCAAAGGGTTTAAAGATTTCACTGTGGAATTTGAGGATACTGATGAACACACAGAGCAATGTATTACCTTTACCATGCGTGGTAAAACAGAACAACACACTATCGTGGAAAACAATGATATAGTAAGTGATGTGTATGCAATGATAAAAAATATTACTATTGATGAAATTGATGTTACAGATTTATACACAGAAGGCGCACTTTGTTATCATCATTTAGGCAGTAATAATAAACAAAATGGACCAATGATAATCGATGAGTTCTATGGATTTGTTGGTTTTAACGGAGATGTAAAATTAGAATTTACAACTCCGATGTGGCAATGGTTTAACAGTAAATGTTCTTAGATCTAAATAAAATTACAAAACTATATATTGAAGCATCTTCTTTTTGCAACTTGCATTGTCCACAATGTCCAAGGTTTGATTCTAAAGGGTTTTTGGATAAAAATCTAACTACAGGACATTTAGATTTTAAAAATATAGAAAAAAATTTACATTTAAAAAAGTTACCAAAACTAGAAGTTGTTACCTTTGAAGGCGACTATGGCGATCCGGCAATGAATCCTGATCTACTTAAATTTATAGATTTTTTTAAAGACTGCAAAAAGGTAGAAGTGATTACAAACGGTAGTATACGAAATAAATTATGGTTTAAAACGTTAGCTACTTACGAAAATGTTGAAACCACATTTTCGATTGACGGATTAGAAGATACAAATCATATCTATAGAATAAATTCAAATTGGAACAAAACCATGGACAATGTAAAATCATACATTGATGCAGGAGGAAATGCAGTTTGGAAAATGGTTGTATTCAAACATAATCAGCATCAGATCGAAGAAGTACGTAAACTATCACAAGATTTAGGATTTAAAAAGTTTGAGTATCAAATTTCTAATAGAAACTTTTATCAATCAAATATTTGGCCAGTATATGTTGAAGGTGAGTATCAGTATGATTTAGAAATGGCAACTCAGGAAGGTATTAAGGTAAAAACGAAAAGTCACATAGAAGCAAATAGTATTAATAGTTTTACAAGTCCTAAATGTAGCTGGATTGAAAAAGGTATAATGTATATTAATTATCTTGGTCGGCTAATGCCATGTTGTATGACATCAGGAACTACTTGGAAAAATACAATTTCTGAGAGATTGTTTAGAAAAATTATTGGAAACATTGATGATATTGATCTAAACATTAACGACATAGGCAAAATAGCACAATCAGATTTTTATCAATTTAAACTGTATAACAGTTTTTCAAGCCAAAAAACGTGTCATAACCTCTGTTTATCAAATTGCACAAAAAAAGTAATTGGATAAATATCTTTATGAAACTATTTGAATTTTACAATCACAATCAAGCAGACGAAGATTACCAAGATCAAAAGGACGATAACAGTGTTCCTGAACTAGGTGAGCTACGCAAAACCAAACTTACACTCAAGCAAATATCAAAGTTGCGTAAGATGTATGATATGCGTAATTACGAAAAAACAGAAGATCTGAAAAAAATTCAAGCACAATTTGCTCCACCTCCACCACAAATGTAGGTTAGCACAGAAAAAAATTCATTTTCTGCCCATTTTACCCTTATAAACTACTAGTTTTTTAATTTTGGCGTAAGTACTATACTGAGCCCAATACTTAGAAGGAAAATTTTCACATGAACAAATTTGAGCAACTAATTGAATTCGTTATCAACGATGACGAAAAGAATGCAAAGGCTCTTTTCCACGACATAGTGGTTGAGAAGTCAAGAGACATATACGAAGAGATTATGTCTGAAGAAGAAATTACAGAAAAGAAACAAGGTTACGACGATAGAGAAGACGAGTCAGAAGCCGCCAAAGATGGTAAAATAGCTGACAAGGATGTTTCTAAAAAAGGTCGTAGAGATGATTCAAGAGGAGACTTTGGCAAGCGTAAAGGCGATGGACCAATTGATGAATCAGAAGAATTAGGTGGATCACAGGTTGACGATCTCATTGACGAAGTTGAAGCTGAAGAACAAGGCGTCAGAATGGAAGATGAGGAAGAAGAAATCGAAATGATCGACGTAGACGTTGATGATGACGGCGAAGAAGAATTAGAAGATCGTGTAGTAGACATCGAAGACAAATTAGACGAACTAATGGGTGAATTCGAAGAATTAATGGCACAGGTTGACGATAACACAGACGACATCGAAGGCGAGCAGGATGAAATTTCAGACATTGATAGCGATACTGACATGGAGCAGGACGAGATTGATGACATGGAAGACGAAATGGATGAGCCAATTGATGTTAACGTAGAAGTTGAAGGCTTTAATGAGAACGTAGATTTAGTTCCAGCACCAAAGCCAGTAACAACATCACCAGCTAGTAAAAGTCCAGTAGCTGCAAACTCAGGTCAAAAAGGAATGGATGCACATCCAGTAAACTTTGATGATGGTAACAAAGGCAAAGAAGGCCGCCCAACACCAAAATATGGTGACATGGATGGAACTACAAAGCCAGACGTTAAGCCAGCTCCAAAGCCTGAACTAGCACAAGCTTCTGGTGTTAACACCAAAAGTGTTATAGACTAATCTAGTTAGGAACCGAGTATATGGGACAGCTATACCTTAGAGAAGATCTTACTTTCGAAGCTGCAAAGATGCAAATCGTTGAAGGCAAAGACGGTAAGAATCTCTATATGGAGGGCATCTGCATACAAGGTGACGTGAAAAATGCTAACGAACGTGTTTATCCAGTAAGTCAAATTGCAGAAGCAGTTGATACACTTAATGAACAGATTAAAGGTGGTAATAGTGTTCTTGGCGAAGTAGATCATCCAGATGACCTCAAGATTAATTTAGACCGTGTCTGCCACATGATTGAAAGCATGTGGATGGACGGGCCTAATGGTTACGGAAAATTAAAAATTCTCCCAACTCCGATGGGCGAGCTAGTGAAAACTATGCTACAGTCAGGTGTGAGATTGGGCGTATCGAGTCGTGGATCAGGTAACGTTGATCCACATAACGGACGTGTCAGTGACTTTGAAATAGTTACTGTAGACGTGGTCGCACAACCCAGTGCTCCAAATGCTTATCCAAAAGCAATTTATGAAGGACTGATGAACATGAAACATGGACATCACATTTTAGAAATGGCTCGTGAGTCTGGGAAAGACGGCAAAATACAAAAGTACCTGAAAGACGAAGTTTCTCGTCTTATCAGAGACCTAAAAATTTAGGAGAATCGCATGTTAGATGCTATTAAACCACTACTAGATAGCGATCTCGTCAATGAGGACACTCGTACCGCTATTGCTGAACAATGGGAAGCAAAAATGGTTGAGGCCAAAGAGACAGTACGTGCTGAACTTCGTGAGGAGTTTGCACAACGCTATGAGCATGACAAAACTGTGATGGTAGAGGCCCTAGATAAAATGGTTACAGAAGGCTTAGCAAGTGAAATATCTGCTCTTAACGAGGAGAAGAAAGCACTTGCTGGTGATCGTGTTAAGTTTCATAACAAGATGAAAGAGAATGCTGATAAGTTTAACGGCTTTTTAGTAAAACAACTTTCAGAAGAGTTAAAAGAACTTAGAGCAGATCGTAAGGTATCAAAAACAGGTTTTGAGAAATTAGAATCATTTGTTGTTGGTGCTTTGGCTGAAGAAATCAAGGAATTTGCAAGTGACAAGAAAGACTTAGTGGAAACTAAGGTTAGACTTGTTTCAAATGCACGTCAAAAACTTGATAATCTAAAGAGCAAATTTGTAAAAGAATCTGCTAAGAAGATGGCTTCAACTGTATCTACACATCTTAAGGCTGAAATGGGTCAACTTAAAGAAGACATTAAAATTGCTCGTGAGAACAATTTTGGTCGTCGAATCTTTGAAGCATATGCAACTGAGTTTGGTGCTACACATTTAAATGAAAATGAGGAAGTACGTAAACTTAATGCAATTGTTGCTAAAAAAGATAAACAGTTGGCAGAAGCCATTGCTGTTAAAGACAAGGCGAAAGCACTTGTTGAAAGCAAAAATAACGAAATCAAAGTCATAAAGGAAGCCAATGAGCGTGATGCTACATTGGACGAGCTTCTATCTCCTCTTAATGATGAGAAGAGAGAAATTATGACTAACTTACTTGAAAACGTTCAGACATCTCGATTGAAGAACGCTTTTGAAAAATATTTGCCAGCAGTAATCAGTGAAACTAAAGGAATTAAAAAAGCCTCAAATTTAACTGAACAAACTGGTAATAAAACTGCAAAGGTTGTCGACAAAGCCACTAATGATGCTAATAGCAACGTTATTGACCTAAAACGCCTAGCAGGGCTTTAAACTAAAAAGGGAGACATTTAATGTCACAAGAACTACTAGAAAGCCGTTGGGGTGAGACCAAAGAAGCCCTCCTAGAAGGATTACAAGGTGCTCGTCGCTCAACAATGGGTGTTATCTTAGAAAATACCAAAAAACACTTAGCTGAGAACGCAACTGCGGGATCAACTTCATCAGGTAACATTGCAACTCTTAACAGAGTTATTTTACCTGTTATTCGACGTGTAATGCCAACTGTTATAGCCAACGAATTAGTTGGTGTTCAGCCTATGACTGGACCAGTCGGCCAAATCCATACACTAAGAGTACGTTATGCAGACGCAATGACTGACAACTCAGCAGCCGCTACATCAACTGCAGCAGGCGATGAGGCATTGTCACCATTCAAGATTGCAACTGCATACTCTAACAACACTGGAACTGCAACAGGTTACGGTGGAGCAAATACAGCAACTTTAGAAGGTCAAGCAGGTAACAAAATTAATGTACAGATCCTAAAGCAACCTGTAGAAGCAAAAACACGTAAGCTATCAGCACGTTGGACATTCGAAGCAGCTCAAGATGCACAAGCAATGCACGGCATCGATGTAGAAGCAGAAATCATGGCAGCATTAGCTCAAGAGATTACTGCTGAGATCGATCAAGAGATTCTTTTATCTCTACGTACATTAGCCGCAACTGAGTTCACATACAACCAGGCTGCAGTATCAGGTACTGCAACTTTCGTAGGTGACGAGCATGCCGCTTTAGCAGTGTTAATAAACAGAACAGCTAACTTAATTGCACAACGTACAAGACGTGGTGCAGGTAACTATGCAGTTGTTTCGCCAGCTTCATTAACAGTGTTACAATCAGCTACAACTTCAGCATTTGCTAGAACAACAGAAGGTACTTTTGAAGCACCAACAAACACAAAGTTTGTAGGTACATTAAACGGTACAATGAGAGTGTTCGTTGATTCATATGCAGCTGACACTCAAGCAGTATTAGTAGGATACAAAGGCGCATCAGAAACTGACGCTCCAGCATTCTACTGTCCATACGTACCGCTAATGAGTTCAGGAGTTGTACTAGATCCGTCAACATTTGAGCCAGTAGTAAGTTTCATGACTAGATATGGATATATCGAGTTATCAAACACTGCAAGTTCATTTGGTAATGCCGGTGACTATGTGGGTGAGATTGCAGTAAGCAACTTATCATTCTCATAATATAACACTTAACTTTATTAAAAATAGCACGCATTGCGTGCTATTTTTTTGACATAAATATCATTGCACAATAATGTGTTTATGCGGACACCAACCGCGTACCCGTTAGAACGGGAACTTTATAAGGAGAAAACAAATGGGAAGACCGTTAAAAATAAAAATATCTGATACACAGGATGCAGGATTTAACAACCCTGGTGATGACGTTGCAGGTAGAACACCAGCCGGAGAATTATTCTACGGCGTAGTTGGTGGAGACGTAGCAACTAGTGATTATACATTTCCAGTGGTTAGTACAAGAATTAGACCAACTGGTGGTAGTATTACTGCCGAAGGCGAAGGTTTTATTGTACGTCAAAAAGGAGCTTCAAAGTATTTGGTCTCAAGATTGGATGCCAGTGCAATTGATCCTGCTAACGCAGTGGTTGGTTCACAAATAAGAATTGTAAGCGTTGGCGATACTGATTGGGCCGCAATGGGTGCTGGTGAAGGTACGATTGCAGTAGGTAAAATTTTTACTGTTGTTGCTGCCGCTGGTGCTGGTACTTCGGGTACTGCTGCTGAGTGCGGAATATGCACATTAGCAAACGAGGCAGATGCTGCATTGTCCACAGGAAGTATGACAGTAACTTACACTGATGTAGGATCAAGTGCAGTTCGTCTTAAGCGTTTTAGCAACAAACATGGCATACCTTTTTCGGGTAATCCAGTGTTGTTAAACTTCTTTAACATACTAGATGACACAGTTAAGATTGGTGGATCTGGATCGGCTGCATCACCTGCAACACGTGATTTAGTACAAGTTGAGAATCCTTCATTGGGTTAATAGATAGTTTTTAACTAACCAAACCCTCATTGTATTAAGTACAGTGAGGGTTTTTTATGAGTGCAGCTTTTATATTAGGCAATGGAAAAAGCAGACTAAGTGTTGATTTATCAAAATTATCACCTATAGGATCTACCTATGGATGTAACTGGCTTTGTAAAGATTTTGCACCAGACTGTCTTGTAGCAACAGACAGACCAATAGCTGATGCTATTCAACAAAGTGGATATGCAAAAACTCATAGATTTCATACACGTAAACCTATTGTAGAACTAGGCGGAAAAAGTTTACATAACCAGTATAAAGGATTTAGCAGTGGACCAAACTGTGCGGCTCTTGCCTGTATTGATGGGCACACCGACATTTATCTTATAGGTATGGATCTTGGAACTACCAATGGCATGTTCAACAATGTGTATGTAGATCAACAGTTTTACAAAAAAGAACTAGATCCACCTACGTTTCCAGGAAACTGGGTAAACCAACTTGTAACACTAATCACAGAAGATTTTAAGGACAGACGATTTTATAGAGTAGAAGGCGTAGAAAGTGCTTTTGTAAAGCAGTTTAGTAAAATAGATAACCTCAAAATTTTATCAATGGAGAGCTTTATTGAAATGGTAAATACTGCTAGAGGTCCATTATGAATACAAAGAAACGAATCG